AAGAATATATAGGAGATAATTATGTGTGGAGGAGATACACCACAGGCACCTGAACAACCAAGCATAGCGGCAACATCAAAAGAGGCAATAGAAGCTCAAGTTAACGCAATGCCACAGATTTACAGCACGCAAATGGAATATGCGCCAAAATTTGCGGCACAGGATTTAGCTTTACAGCAGCAATTTGGTTCACAATACGCTCAACTGGCTCTTGATTTACAAAATCAATTCGGAGGTCAGTATGCTCAAAGTCAGTATGATTTACAGAAACAATACGCTCCGCAGTATGCGCAGTTACAGGCTGATATTCAAGGGCAGACTGGCTCACAATATGCTCAACAGAATTTGGATATTCAGAATCAATTTGGAACACAGTATGCACAAGCTTTAAGAAATCAACAGGCGGTGCTTAATCCTTCTATGACAGCAGGGCAAGACGCTTTATCAGCTTACTTTGCTAATCCTGATGAGCTAACTGATTATGAAAAACAACAGGCACAACAAGATGTCAGGTCTGCAGGCGCGGCAAGGGGTATGGCAGAGAGTGGTATGAACGCTCAAGATGAGCTCTTGAAACTCACAGACTTAAGGCAACAGCTCAAGACAAGGAGGTTAAATCTCGCTCTACAGGCCTCACAGGCGAATACAGGCACTCCGGTTATCCCAACTACGGCTGAAGGTTCTACTTATGCTCCTATGTCAAATGTAACGACACAGAATGTTTCCAATCCGCAGTTAGTAAGTAATATTAACCCTACTAACACTTTTGGGTTGGCTTCGAATAACTATTCAACATCAGCTGGTATATTCGGTAATCAACTTAATGCCGCGCAACAGCAATCAGCTAACACGAGTAGTATATTTGGTGGAGCAATGAGCGGGGCAGGAAGTATAGCAGGTGGAATGATAACAGCAAAGGCAATATCTTTGATGTGCGTTCCTGAAGGAACTTTAGTAGAAGGTATTAATGGAGAAAAGATAAAAATAGAAGATATTAAGATAGGAGATATGGTCAGAGGCGGTTCAGTCAAGAAGATAAGCAAAGAACTCACCGGAGATAATTTTATATTCTGTGAAATTCTAACAGATAAAGGAACGGTTATTACTAGTAGAGACCATCCCGTTTACGCCAAATTCCTTGATATTAAAAAGAGTGATGTTATGACAGAATATGCTTATGATATTCTAACCGATAGTGGCTTTTACTATGTAAATGACATTAAACTTGGTTCTACTATTAAGGAGTAAATATGGATATAGGCGAGGGTTTAGCAAACTTTGGAAGTAGTATCGGAGGGGCGTTAGAGAAACGAGCGAAGTTAAAGAAAGAATTTGAACAGTCAGATAAAATAGGCAAAATTTTAGAAGATAGTGAAGACCCTATAGTTCAGAAAATGGGTGGGGCTATGCGTGAAGGCAAAATGACAATTAGTGATGCAGTAGATTTAATAAAAGCTCAAGGATTATCAAGGGCAAGTGGGGTTTACGCAACAGACCCAATCACAGGAGAGTTAACTCAGTCAGGAACTGTTCCAAAGGGTAGTAAAGTATACAAGAAAGCTCTATCACCAGAACAAATGCAGGAAAGAGGTATGGCTGGTATAGACGTTAAGGCAAAACAAGCACAAGCAACAGAACTTGCTAAAGGTGTTCCTACTGGACAAATGGGAATGTATACACTTGCCGGAGAGTCAGAAAACGAAATAGAAGATGTAAAAAAAGCATTATTTCCTGATGGCACACCGGCTTCTTTTAGACGAGATATTGCTATGTCATCAACAATGCCCGTTCCATTAGACGAAGAAGGACAGAAGATTAAAAGAAAGATGATAACTTCAATTGCAGGTAGACAGTTAATACAAACAGGTGTTGCAGCAAGACCAGACGAAACTAAGGCATTGCATCGTGCGTTTATGGCTAATATAGTAAGCAATCCAGAAGCTGCTTATGAAGCATTAAACCAACTACAGAATTTTTATAGGAGTTATAGAACTAATTTAGAAACGAGAGGAACACAAAACGAAAGTTATAAACAATCAACACAACAAAGCAAGACCAAGGATGCCCCTCAAGGCAAATCATTTAAAAATCTTTGGGAGTAAATATGGCAAAACCTTGGAGTCAAGTAGAACAATCAGATGGTTATCAAACATTATCAGAGATAGATAAATTATCGGCTAAGAAGGAATATTTTGATACAGTAGTTAAATCTAAGAAAGAATATAGTTCCTTGCCTGTAGCAGATAAGATTGCTGCTGAAAACGAATTTTTAGGTAATGTTGCACAAGAAACTCAACAATCTACCCAACAATCCCAACAACAAATGGCTTATCTCCCTGGACGTAATAAGGTAGAGGAACAGATAGCACAAAGACCTAATCAATTTCAAGGCCTTAAAGACGTAGCAGGTGAATTTTTAAGAAAACCTATTACAAATCCTTTGGAGGCTATGCAAAGGCAAGGTAGATTTGCAGGTGGTTTGTTAAATGCCGCAGTTGGAACAGTTGAACAACCGATAGCAAACGCATTACTTCAAGCTCAAACAGGAAACGTTGGGTTAAGGAATATGGGACAAGCTTTAAAAACAGGTATTACCGGAGAACGACCTGGGCAATTAGGCGATATTATGCGGTCAGTGGGAACTCCTGAACCGATAGCCGTGGCAACAGGAATGCTTGGATTAGCAGGACTAGGCGGAGGGCTTAGAGGAAGTAGTGTTTTAAAACAATCACCATTGGAAAGTTTAGGACAGGCAGGTGGAGAACTATCAAGTATTGGTAAAGCAATTAGCGGTGGCGCAGTAAAAGTAAAGAATTTTGGTTGGGATATGGTAAATCGTGGAAAGGCAAGCTATGTTACTGACGAAGTCGCTCCGAAAGCATATGGAGTATTTCAAGAAAATATCCAAAACTTTACTCCACAAATTCAAGCATATGCTAAGAATGAATTAAAGATACCTGAAAATGCTATCAAGACTATAAAGAATAATGGGGTTAACGATATAGTTGAAACATCAGCAAAATATGGAAATTCAACTGATGGATTTTATCAGACAATAGAAAATGGATTTGTTAACAAAAGAAATATTGCTAATAATTCCTATAGAATGGTGATGGATAATGCTCCGGAAGGAAAACAAATCAATATTCGACCGGCTATTGAAGAATCAGGTAAGAGATTAAAAAAGTTAGGGTTAATAACTGAAAAAGGAAATTTAACACAATTGGGACAAAGTGAAATAGCGAGAGATAGTGTTTATGGTAAACTTCTTGATTTTTATAAAAGTGCCGACTCTATCTCTGGGGTTAAGAATTTACAAGGAAAATCTCTTACAGATTTCCAGATGACTAAGGCTTTAAAGGCAACACGAGAAACATTAGTCAATAAAGACCAGTATACTTTTTTAAGGGATAAACTTAATAATTTATATAAGAATAAACCTTCTGATGTTGATGTTAGTAAGGTAGTTAATCAGTTTTATACAGACGGAGAAACTTCAGGTATTAAGGGTTTGCAAGAAGTAAGAAGTTTGCAACGCAAAACATTCCAAGCTGAAGAAAATCTTTACAATAAATCGTTAATTAAAGAAAAGAAACTTGATAAATTTCATACTTTTAGTGAAGCAGAAAAAAGACAACTTACTAATATCGAGGAATATATCGGAGAGCCATTTGTCAATGATTTAAATAAGGTGACAGCTAAACAATATTTAAATAAGATAAATGAAGGAAAATCTATTGATAATTTTATATCTGATTTAAATGCGGCTAAGAACAGAGAATACACCGATTTTATTATGGATAAATATTCAAAGATTTTAGGTAAAGAAAATGCTAATGCAATTAAAAAAGAAATTATCGCAGCAAGAAGGGCAAGATTAGGTAGGAAAATAACTATAGGTGGAACAGGAGTAGCAGGGGAAGAAGTTCTTCGTAGAAATATATGGCGTCGTTAACCATATTGGTTATAAGCAATAAAAAAGATAATTAGTAATGCGCAGAAAATTATTAAAGATTCCATATTATCCCCCCAGCTATTTCTAACATATTTACCTCCTATTCATCATCCCTATACACCGCCACCTGCCACCAACGCAGGAATACTATTATTAGAACTATCCACCCTATTATCCACCAAATCATTTTGCCTCCTTCCTAAACTTACCAACTCTTTGACCTTTCTTTTCGCTATCCCAAAGTAAATTACCATTCTTTACATACTTTTCTATACGTTCCTTGTCTGATTTAATACGTTTTCTATACGTTTTAAAATTTTCATCAGGTTGACGCTTGTTGTTTTTAATATCTTCAAACATTATTTGCACCCCCTTATCCAATCCCACAATGCTATTAAGCCACACACCACAAACATTATTGTCATATAAATCCAGATTAAGATTGCCAGTAAGATAGAAGATAGAAGTTTAAGGATTGTCATTTCTTAAACCATCTGCAATCGTTATACTCATTTATTTTCTTTGGGTGTCTAATCCTCTTATAGTCTTTTCTTAACCAAGTATCAAAATACTTTTTGTTTTCTTCTGCGTTACATTCTTGACTATTACAAACAAGAGAGATAAATCCAAAATAATGTGTGCAATCTTGACAATATACTTTCATTTACTCCTCCCAACTATTTACAACATTAATCAAATTAACAATCCTATCCGTAAGTAATAATCTTTTTCCTTCATCATTTAATTCATTAAACCTTTCCGGCAACGGGGCAATCTTCTGCCGAGGTTGGGGTTTAATCACAACTTGCTTATGGCAGAAAGGACAAATGCCACCATTTTCGGTTATTAACCTTCGGCAAGTACAACTCTCTTGCTTCTCTTCTGGTTCTGGACAAAAGCCTCTTGTTTTAGCAAAATGAATTATCTGCTTCAACTCCCCAACCGTGTAGCCCATAAAAGTTTCAAATGGTTGCTTCTCCTCAAGGGCGGTAAGGTTAAGTTCTATAACTATGCTAGAAGATATTTGTTTTCTTTTTGTTTTATTACGAACTCCGTGAACTTCTAATACTTTCTCTATTATTTTTAGTTTATCCATTTATACCTCCTTGAATAGCTTGCGTATGTCAGACATATATACAAAAGTTTTGTGACCTTTGCTTTCCTTCTCAATCAATTCAAGCAGGGAGAGTTTGGCTTGCTTAATAGCCTTTTTTCTTACGGCTACCTCAAAAGGAAAACCACAAATAGTACAACTACCACTCTTAAAAACAAACTTACATTTTATATTAACTAAATCTCCTAAAAGTTTATCCACACTTTTTTCATTTGGCATTGTCGTACTCCTTCCAGCAATGACAAGGTTGGTCGTGTTTGAGTCTACATTCCAATACCGATATTGCGTGGGTAAGGGCTATACAATTAGCAGTATCTTCAAAATTTAGGGGAAAGTTATCCCCATCAAAAGATATATTCATATTCTTTTTAATGCCTTTTAACGCTTCAATCGTCTTTTCTAACTTCATTTTTTACCTCCACAACGATAACATTTGGGAACTCCCCCTGTTGTAGTATTTTCTTTTACCATAACTGTGAATGGTCTATTGCAAAGAGAACACGTCATACAACAAGGGACTAACTTTTCTTGCTTATATACTGTTGAAGATTGACCTATGTTTCCTGTTAAAGATTGTTCTATCGTATAATTGGGGTTAGCTTTTAGATACTTCATCTACTCACCTCCGAGGGCATCTTTTAATTGTTCACGCAAATCCTTTAATTCTTCTGACAAATCTTTGCATATACTTTTCAACTCCGCTATCTCCTCATCTTTCAACTTACATTTATCTTCTAAATCTTTAGTTTCAACATCTTTCTCGTCAATGAGATTAAATACCCTTTGAGCTAATTCGTGTAAATTACGCTCTGGGTCTATTAACTGTCCAAACTCATTTCTGCTACCAAGAACCGTATGGACATCTGTAAGTTCTTCTTTTAACTCTTTAACAATCGCCTCGTGGGCTTTTAAACAGAGGGAATGAACCTGATTAGCTATTAACATTCTTACTGCTCTTGTCTGCAATTTACTCGTGCCATAATCATCAATTACCTTTTCTATCTCCTCTACACTCATAAACTCCTTACTCATTTTACCTCCTTGAAAATAGGAAGGGAGAGGACATCATTAAGAGCTTTATTGTAATTCGCATCTTTATAATATCTTGAATTTACGTCTTTGCTTAACGCCTCAATCATTACCTTTCCCTTATCTATTTCAGCATTACGAGCGGAGAGGCAGAGGGAGTAAATTTTATCAGCTATGTTATAAGCAACCTTTTCTCTTTTTTCACCACCGACAAGGTTTTGCCCTTCTAAACCTTTAACAATAATTAACCAAATATCTTGGTCACTCGGAAATCCCTCTGGCGGGGTGGTCTGACCACCCAAGAATTGCTGGGCTATTGAAATTATCTTTTCGAGTGCGGTATTATATTTAGCACCACTATCAGCGTTCCAAGTTACTTCATACTTACCTTGATTGACTATCTCAATTGCTTCCCTCACGCTTTGGTTAGTTGGCATTTATTTCCTCCCAAGTTTTACTACCGTCAGATTGTTCTTTTAGTTCATATTTAATCTTGTTATTAAAAGCATCAATTTGACCTTGCTTATAACCTTCTTTTTTAATCATAGGGTCGCAGATAAAGCTTAAAGCAAAACCGAAAATAATTCCTATTGCTATACCAACTGTAAAAACAATTGATGTTTGTCCTTTCTTAACGCTTTGGTTATTCATTTAAGACCTCCAAGCTAATTTAATTTCTAAAACCACTAAAAGAATTAAAATAATTGCAAACGCTATGATGTTAAAAAGATTATAATGTCCAATATTCCAACCTATACCAAAACTCGCCATAAATCTTGGTATTACCATAAATTTTCTAATCATACTTCCCTCCTGTTTAGTAAAGGCACTTGTAGAGGGCACACAGGCGATACTGGTTTGTGCTATCCTTTTGTTAGCGACCCTCACATCAAGGAGACTGCTCCTCGATATTCCTTACGAAATATCACTCTACAAATGCCTAATTATCAATTTAAGGCTCTCCTGCGGAGTGTAGCAAGCTGCCCAAATTACTGGCTGGCTACTTCGTATCTGATTTCGGCATAGGGCGAATAGCCTATCAGCCTTATTACGTTTTATCCCCGCAAAGAGAGCTGTTAATGAGCTAAATTATTCTTGACCCAAAGCATCAGAATCTAATGGGTGTATACTATCTTCTATCGGGTCAAACTTTTCTCCGAGAGTTTCTATCGTTTCTTTTCTTGTATTCGCAAGATGAGCATAGATACCACGAGGATTGTGTAAGTTATGAAACCTATCTTTATGCTTGTTACAACAAAATTTAGGTCTGTTAGTTTTACTTCCACACAATAAACACTTACCCATTATTCCTCTCCTTCTTGTCGCCATTCGGCACATTATTTATTAGCCACTCTTTCGTCATAGGGGGTCCTTTAAGAGTTCAGGGTTTTGGTAAATAAATTTAAAACCTCCTGTATGGTTTCTATGACCCTTTAATACCATACTAATAAGTCCCTGATTATATCCAGTATCTTCAACAGCGCTTTTGATAGACACATATTTTTTTAAGTGAGTTCCATCCATATCACACATAATTATTGGTTTCCATTTTTTACGAGCGACTTCCTTATCCCCCTTCCTCCTATTTTCTTTCCAACTCATTATTTGAATATTATCAAGAGTGTATCCCCTGTTAGCATTAATTCTATCCACGCTTGGCTTGTCATAATACATATATCCACCCTCTACCCAATTTTTAAATAACTCCTGAAACTTTTTATTAGTTAAATAAAATTGTAGTTCTTTCAGTGAATATGATAATTCATATCCATACTTTTTACTTCGTGCTTTTTGGTGTTGATAAATGTTAGTCAAAATACCTTTCGGAGTTTTACGAAATCGGCGAGTATTCTCCAGTAATTTCAAGTTTGTTTTTTTCATATATATTTATTATATCACTATTAGATATATCTTGCAAGACATATTTTGGAGCTTGGTAAATAACACGGTATTTACCATTTATTTCCATTTGTTCATATATCTCCACCCCTTTGCAGTCGAGTAAGCCGGTGAATTGCATAAGTTCAAGTTCGAAAACTTTTGAATATGCTTGGTTAGAAAATGTGTATTCACTATTAGAAACCTTACAAAGAGATAAAATTCGCATTAACATATCTGGATTAAGCAAGAAATATTCCCAATCTCTGATTTTTTTATCTATCTTATCCCACGCTCTAAATTTTATTTCTCTCATATCCCTCCTTTGTAGTGTGGGGTTATTCTTTCAACCATTCGTCTTTTACTGCATCTCTAATTTTAAGTATTTCTTTACACCTTTTTATCCCAAATCCTGTAGCAGTTTGAATATCATATGGGTTATGTTCCCCGTCAAGCAAATCACATAAAGCGTCAATCAATTCTTTTCTTGTAACTTCCATATCCACCTCCTTACTTAAACAAAACACATTGAATATTATTTAAACCGTATATTCTTCCCATTGTGGTTTATGCCATTTATCAGGTAAAACATATCTTTTACAACGATAGCAAAACCATTTTGGAAACATACTTGGTCTTTTCCGTTTTCTTGGTTGGCAAACAGATAAATAACCACCATCCCTATAACACAGCACTCTTAATACTCTTTTTATTTTCATAGGTCAAACAACTTTAATATATCGTCAATTGCCTTTACTTAAAAAGCTTACAAAGGGCATCTTTTAATTCTGCTTTATATGCCATATGGTCTTGCATTTCGTTTTCTTCTAACACCGCCTTTATAAGTTCTTGGAGAGAGGAGAGGGCTTGGTTATAGTTCTCATCACATTTTTGACAACAATTTGGTAGTGGATGTTTTCTTGTTAACTTATATATTATCTCTCTCACCGTCTGTTGCATATTACTCCTTATTTGTTATCCCTGCGACTAACTTACGTATCTCTTTTAACCCTTCTGCGCTGACTTCTTCACGTTTGGGCATGACTATAACTTCTTTTGGGCGAACAGAGCTGACAGGTAGACGTCTAATCCAGTTCCTGACCGCGGCTTTCCAGTTCTTCATAGGTGCTTTACCACCGATTTTCCAGCCATTGGACTCGAAGTAGTCGAAGAACTTCTGGGCCTCTAATGTGGAAGCGTTGAGTTCTTTGAAGTAGACGGTAATTACATCTATTGTAGGTTTACTCTCTTTTATCTCTTTTACTGCTATAGGTTTGTCTATGGGCTTGTCAGCAGATTTATGCCAACGCCTCTTAGCACCTATCTTCCCGGCTTCAGACCATTCTTTTCTTCTATCATCAAGCTTTTTCATTCTTCTGATAAGACTATCACTCCAAAAATAACCTTTCTTTTGAGTAAATAACTTCCATTCAAAGCAATCTTTTAATAACTCCTGAATTTTTTCTACTGAGTAATGTAAATCATAAGCTATGTTCTGTATATTATACTCAAGTTTATACTTAGTAGCTTCTCTCATCTTCTCTACAATAGCCCAGTAAAGACCGTATCCATTCCAGTCATACTTGGCTCTTAATTTTATAAGTCTTTCGTCATTACGGGCATTAGCGTCGTGAGAAAAGTAATACGCTTCCTTAAATTTTGTCATTTGATTTTAGGTTTTCCAATTCTTGTTTTAAAACTAATTCAGTTAATTTTATATCAACTTTTGGCATTGTTCTGTTTATGACTTCTAAATCGTATTTATAGTTTGTTCCTAAAAGTGCTTTTATGCGTTTTTCTATAATCTGCGCTTTAAAGTAATTATGATGCCAGTCGTTGTGTGTCGGATACCAAGAAACTAATAAGAGATTTCGTTTACAATACCGTAAGCGCGGATGAGTGGCTTTTGAAAGTATATGGAATACTCCTACTTTGGGGTCTACTTTACCGGTTATTTCATCGCGGCAACCTCTCTCTAAACGGAGAACTTGAAGCATTAGTTTATCTGCTTTAGTAAATTTACTCATAGACCTGAATTTTTAGCCCCCCAGAATTTACTTTTTAAAAGCTTCAACTCTATATTCATCTGCCTTATACTATGCGTAGATTTGCTTAAAGATATTTCCAAGTCTTTCTTTTTACTTTGCAAATCCAAAATCTTCTTTTGGAGATTAAGCTTCTCTTCTTCGACTATTTGATTTGTTTTAAGTAATTCAGAAAGTTCCCTTTCTTTATTATCTATTTCAAGAGAAATATCATAACTGCTTTTGTCCATGTTTCTCCTATTTTAATATCTTATAAACTCTTTCTAACTCATCGCACAATAGCCCTAATTCGCGCGCAAATAGGCTTAGAAACGCTTTGTCAGGGTATACACGAGTAATGAGCGGCCTGATTCCCGGATAGTAGCTCATAAAGTCTACCCATTTTCTCCCAGTTACTAGTAATTGCCCTTGAACTTGCTGGAAGTAATCAGAAGGGAGAGTGTTTTTTAATAGATACTCAACATGGACAGCCAAAGAAGGGCATTTAATTTCCAATAAACCATCATCTCCTATCAACCCATCAGGGCTGCAGCCGTATTTACCGTCATCTGAAATACAGAAACCAACCTGTTTAACTTCATTACCTGTGATAAACTCATAGGCGAGACGGGCTTCAGATTCTAAATCCTTACCGCGTTGCATAATATCATTAGTGTATGATTCAGAGGGTGTGTTTATTATTTTCTCGCCTACAAGTTTATATAAATATTTGTCTCTTTGTTTTGATTTTTCTGCTTTTAATGTAACTATTTTATCAAACCCTGAAGCAGTGGGGATACCTAAGCGAGCCATGAGCCATTCTTTTGTGCCTTGTTCACAATCTATTATTCTCATTTTTTTGTTTTTGAGTAATTTTCTATAGCCACTATGCCTTTTTTGTATTCTTCTTTCTTTATCATGGATAAGTCATCTACCTTCATATACTCTAAAAATTTCTTAACACTTGCACCGGAAGCTACTATTTTATCTTGAAGAGTTTGCTGTTCTGTTTCTGAAATGTATTCTGTTACAGATTGAGCGTCATCATCAGAATCGAAAGTGGCAAGACCTGTAAGAGAGAGAAGAGAGTATCTTTGGAGGTAAGTTAAAGTTGAACCTATAGCTTGGATAGCGTTCTTAGCACCGGAAGTATCTGAAGGCGCTGTGATTGTAGTCTCTTCGGAATGACCTTTGATATGGGTTATCTTACAAGTTACTGCAATAGTTCCATTCTGTTTAGTAGACCAAGAAGCTGAGAGACCGTGTTTCGAAAGTTCAGCACTGATTTTATCCACTACATTGTAAAGAGAAGCATGGTTGTATTTAGTATTCCCATAAGCCACTGTCCTGTCTTTGTCAATCTTAGGCGCGTTAGCCTTGAACTCTGACATTGCTAAGTGATAGGCTTTCTTCGCTTCGTTAGCTTCCCATTCTTTCTGTAAGGACAAAAGCTCTCTTAGTTGAGTTAAATCTGCTTTCCCTTCTACTGCCATTCGTATCATGCTGGCTGGAGAAGAGTCTTTTTTAATCAATTCGTTTTCCATTTTCTGCCTCCTTCAATTTAAACTCCACCAAGTCAATAATTTTATACCCTTCAGTCCTCAAGTAAACTTCCACGAATTTCTCGAATGTTTTAAACCAGGACATGATTTCTTTATCTTTCTTCATACGCTGGTAAATCTCTCCGAGAAATTCTATCTCTTCATCGGACACGCGTAAAACCTTTTTCTTTTTTAATACCATTATTTATCCTCCAATAACTTTAACCCATATGTAAGTATCTTGATTTTCATTTTATCTCTAGCAGCAGCATAAGCAGCATCAGCAGCAGCATAAGCAGCAGCAGCAGCATAAGCAGCATAAGCAGCATCATCAGCAGCAGCAGCATAAGCAGCATCAGCAGCAGCAGCAGCATAAGCAGCAGCAGCAGCATAAGCAGCATAAGCAGCAGCAGCAGCAGCATCAGCAGCAGCAGCAGCAGCAGCAGCATAAGCAGCATCATCAGCAGCAGCAGCAGCAGCAGCAGCAGCATCAGCAGCAGCTTTTTTATTTTCATCTGACGGATTTTCTAAACACTTTTTAGCTGCTTCGATTGCTGCTCTTGGTTTTTTATTATATGGATATTTCTTTTCGTAAATATCAATTACTTGTTTGGCAGCGAATATCGCATATCCAACATACCCTTTATAATCCATTATTCTGACAATCAGCCAATTAGCCCAATTTAATTGTTTCTCTTTGATGAGTTTTTCTACAACCTTAATCCCTTCGGTTTCTTTCTGTTTTAAAAACCATTGGACACCTTCGGAACACGCTCTTTTTTCTGTAAGCCAATCTTTAGAAATTTTCATATATTACCTCCAAGATAATTATAGCACTTAACCCTTTAGAGAAAAAATATCAGTGTCAGCTTCGAGAACGCCATTGTTGAATTTTATAATACTGCATTGTTTTTTATAGCGATTACCTTTATTGGAACGATTTAAAATTCTCTCGCAAGTTTCAAGTAAATCACCATAGGTATATACTTTATGACTTACACGTCTTTTATTCTCAAGGTAAATGTAAGCTAAGACAATTAAATGACAATCGAGTTTCATTTTGACACCTCACAGATTTCATACCACGATTGTTTACCTTTCAACCCATTGATTAAACATTTTTCAGGCGATAATTTTCTCATCAATCCGTCTTGGCAAAACTTTCTAACCTGACGTTCTGCTCTTATATAATAGTTATCCAAACCCCAGCCGATTATCTCTGACTTAGAAACGAAATCTTTTGTATTACAGAAATCAAGAAGTGCTTGTTGTTTTGTCATATTAGTCTCCCGTAAAATTATTATCAGCAGTTTTAGACTTATAGTATTCACTCATTAACTCTGACGTATCTTCACAAGTGATTTCATAGGTAGTCGTGTTGATTTTAACTTCATAGACCAGAGCATCGCGGACCTTCTTTTCAATGGTAGAGAGAAGCTCAGGGAGATTTTTGCATTTGATGACTGTTTTCATTTGGCTCCTTTTGTTAATCCTTTATACTTAGCAATATAATTTTTTGTTTCTTTTGGTAGAATACCTTTTTTAACTTTTCCTATCCCAGCATTGTAAGCCCAAAGAATATTGTCTAATGTAATTGGTAAATTATAAGCTCTTAACATCTGCGGAATACGTTTATTTAAATACCAACCAGCTACTATTTTATTATCATATGGGTCAAACATTTGTCGCATTTGCAAACCTTCCCCTTGCATATTATACTTGTTAAAGTCTTTTAATACACAAGGACTAATTTGACATAAACCAATCTCTCCATGCTTACCCATTGCCGTTGGGGTATTGTTACTTTCAATTGTAGCGATGATGTTGACATCTATCTCTTGACTATGAGCCAATGACTGACAGAACAGAATAAGGATAATCGTTGCAACGACTGATATGAAGATTTGAAAGGATTTCATAAACCTCCTTATGCCTTACTTACTGCAAGGCTGATAATATTTAGATACAAATGTCCACTTTTTTGAAATAATCTCATAGTGTTTATGGCACAATGCAAGTGGAGACCCAGTTAAAGTTCCGCATTCTTGAAAATATTTACATTTCTTTAATTTAAAATCTAATATGTTTAGTTGGTTATGTGCTTCTCTGTGGCAATGGCTACATAGCAAAATAAGATTTGTTTCTTTATTATTTCGTTTATTCCTATTCTTATGGTGTAAATGTAAATTATGAGAATTAAACATACAACCGCAGTTTTCACAAGTAAATTCTTTTTCAATCATTCTTGATATTCTTATTTGAGAAAATGTTTTGACACTTTTAACATTGGTAGACAGTTTTTTACTATTCATTGTTTCTCCTTATTATTTATTTTGAAGCCAAGCCAGGATGAGTTTTGTGATTTTTTCTTTGATGGTCATGCCTTCTGAGTAGGCCTTTGACTTCGCTTCGTTTTTGATTTCTTCTGATACTTCAATAGTCAATCGTGTTTTCATATTTAGAATATAACACATTTTAACATTGTTGTCAAATCTTTTTCATAAAATAGTTTACTATATACAGTATAGCTTTTTTCATTTCACAAAAAATAGTTCTACCCATATCAATGTATGGCTTAACCATTTAGACCACCCTTAAAACGCAAATGGCGAGGTCATAGGCAACCCCAATGCCCACCCCTATGCGATTTTATAGCATTAAAGTAAAGTAAATAAGAGTAAAGTATAGTAAAGAAGAATAGAGAAGAGTATCTAAAAATAATCTAACATTTTCTTGACATTCATTTTTACATAAGTTATACTAAACCATAGACACTATATTTCTTTTATTGTTTAACAGACAATGAAACTAAAACTATATTTTCGTAAAGCAATTTTCAGTCAGCCACATACACATAATAAAAAATCAATTCTATCCTATACTCCGGACAAGCGCGGGCAATCACAGAAAGATTACAAGGAACTTACACCGGAATTATTACATTACTATTTTACAATGAAGAAAGTCTTTATACCCGATTACAGACAGATACAGAGAGAGGCGAGATATTGAATAGAAAAGAGTTAGAAGAATACAGACAGCAGATAGATTTAAAGTATACATGATAAATATATATAATAGAGCTTTTGCCTGCGTGAAGTTGGATAATACGGCTAAACCTTGTAACGCGGGATTTTACACTGAGCATAGATTTTGTGGTTTATTAGTTTTTCTGCAAAGTGATTTATCTCCCAAAGCACAGAAAACTAACTATTTAGCAGTTTAAAGGCAACTCTTATTAGACTTATACACTAAGACTAATGCTTAGGGAAAAAGAATAAGAGTTTAAGCCGTTATTTCCCAGGATTAAATATAAGAATGGGGTTTGAATCCAACGGATAGGTTTAGCCGCCTGCCCCATTCGTCTTAATAAATATATATTATGGAATCCTGCAACGTAAACAGATGTATCCGTAAACAATCCTACATCGACCGTAAAGACTTGACAGCGTGGGAGATAGAGAGGAATTGCCCACATAAATCTACAACCTGTCCAGAGTTAGAGAAGTTTAACTACAAGAAAAGCTTTAATGGCGAATCTAATAACAAATCATTTATAAAACATTAAATGGGATATTGTAAGATAGAAGAAGGAATGGGGTTTAAGAAAGGTAATCAACTTGCCAAAGGTAAAGGCAGACCTAAAGGGCAATCACCATTAAGTGCTATCCGTCAATACTTAGATAAGTCAGTTTTAATCAATGACCCATTCACTAAAGAAAAAGTAGAGCAAACAATAGCAAGTGCATTAGGAACTAGATGGTTGAGGAAAGCTTTTGATGGTGATAATGAAGCGACTAAAGACATTCTTGATAGAATAGACGGTAAACCGAATCAACCGACCACCCATGAGGGAGGAATTGAAATCAAAGTCCACATCCTAAAGGATGACAACGCTAGACCTAAACGTTAAACTACATCCTAAGCAATACGATGTCTTCAATGATGAAGCGCGCTTTATCGTTCTAGTAGCAGGTCGTCGTTTCGGGAAGACCACTCTTTCGATAAACAAACTCTTCATCTCTGCTTTAACCACTCCTAATTCCGTCAACTGGTATATCGCTCCTACCTACAAACAAGCCAAGATGATAGCATGGAAGATGCTCTGTGAGGTAGTTCCCTTAGATATTCGTAAGGCTACCAATCAATCAGAACTCTCAATGACTCTACAGAATGGCTCTATTATCGAATTAAAGGGCTGTGATAACCCTGACAGTTTAAGAGGTGCTGGAGTTCACTTCGTAGTAGTAGATGAGTTTGCTATTATTCCTGACGCTATGGACTTATGGGGCGCGGTTCTTAGACCTCTTCTTACAGATACCAAAGGCAAAGCGTTATTCATTGGAACGCCTAAAGGGTTGAACTCTTTCCACGACTTATATCAGAAAGGATTACGAGGTGAGGACGGGTTCAAATCCTATTTATTCCAATCAATAGAGAATCCATACATAGACCCTAATGAAATTAAACTGGCTGAAATCTCCACCTTACCCGCTATCTTCGCTCAAGAGTACTTATGTTCTTTTTTAGCTTCGAATGAGAATGTCTTAATTAAACTGCAAGAGATAGAGAATCTGAAAGGCGTTCAGCATTACAGAGACGGAATAAGACGAATCATCTCTTGTGACCCTTCCCAAGGTGGAGATGAGTGCGTGATTTATGTATTAGAGAATACAAGAATCAAAGACCAGATTATCTTACATTATGACGATACAATGAAGATAGCCGGTGAATTGATGATGTTGAGTAACAAGTATTATTGCGATGACTTCGCTATAGACGCCATAGGCATAGGCAAAGGTATTTGCGATAGACTTGGTGAATTAAATAAGCGGGTAACGATAATCAACTCAGCAGAGAAATCCTCTAATGAATTGTTACATAACAACCGCCGGACAGAGATGTGGTGGTATCTTATGGAACAGATACAAAGGAGAGAGATAGATTATTTTACTGATAACGAGCTTAAGCGCCAACTATCTAACGTTCAATTCAAGGTAGCTGACTCAAATGGTAAAGTAGCTTTAGAGCCTAAAATCAAGACTAAAGAACGCTTAGGTTGTTCACCTGACAGAGCTGACGCCTTCGTATATGGTCAATGGGCTCTACAGTTCATCAATCCACAAGACTACACACCCGCTCAGGTAGATTACAATAGAAAGCAAGCAGATATGATTCAACCTTTATATCAGGATATGATTGCCGCTATGTCGGAAGTCTCAGGAATTGGCGGTGAAATAAGAAAATCAGACTATGAGGCATAAATGGCTTACGAAGAATTAAACGTTAAAGAGGTTTCAGATACAGGAGAACTATCGCAAGAGTGGAAAGAGTGTTTATCAGAATTAAGAAAGAAGGTTGAGAGCGACCAAGACAACCGAATAGGTTGGTTGCGTAAACTTGTGACTAATAACAATCAGCGCATAGGGTTAAAGCGCGTATCCAATAGACCCTATCCAGGCGCTCCAAACATACCACTACCAGAGACTGATAAAATAATATCAAAGCAAAAACCCAACTACGTCTTGTCTACGTATCTTCCACGCAAGAAATGCTTCGTTCAAGTAGCCGAAGGTGTTAAAGAAACTCCGCAGTTAAAAGAGAAAGCACGCAAGGCTGAGCTTGGAATGAATTACGTTTTAAATAACAAGATAGACTTGCTTTCTGTCTTCTCTCTCGCTTCAGATAACTTCTTAGAGAAAGGGCATTGTATTTTCAAAGTGATTGAGCGTTTCAATAAGAAATCTATCCGCAAGGTTCTCAATCTTAAAGACTACCCCGAAGAAACTATTGATGTTTTAAGAAAAGCTTCGGTAGTAGAAAAACAGCAATTCGTATCAGAGCGCTATGGGTTAGACATCGAAGATGAAGACGATAAGAAAGTCATAGACGACATTATAGAACAGTTTAAAAAGAAAGATATTATTGAATTTGATTTAGACGTAATCGAAAGTTATCCCGATATTCTTGTGCGCCCGCCTGAGAAAGTAACGCCTCCCTCGTGGGCGCTTGACATAGAAACTGTCGATAGAATTACTGATGAGTTTTATCTCACTAAGAGAGAGCTTGAAGAAGGAGCAGAGTGCGGGAAGTATAACAAATCAGTAATAGAAAGGATGAAGGAAATAGATTTCTCCGGCAAGGGTAAGTCGATGTCGGAAGGCGATATGATAGATACTTCCAAGGAACGCAACGAAGGCGTTGTTGATGAAGGAGAAGATGAGTTGTTCAGAGTTCAAGAGGTTGAAACGTGGACTAAGCTTGATGGAATGGACAAATACGAGCGTTGGGTATATACATCCCTTGCCGATGTTTCAGCGATAGAAGACAGCCTTATACAAAAGATACGTTATCCTTACGAGCTTGATACTTGGAACTATGTAAAGCACGATTGCGAGTCAAAGGATAGTCGTTGGCACGCTTCACGAGGCATACCTGAAAAGATACGAGCTTTACAAGAGTTTATGGAACGCTCTATCAATAATATGATAATTCGTGATGAGATAAACAACGCTCCAGTCTATACAGTTCTCGCTAACAGTGCGATACAAGCCAATAGTCTGAGATTCATTCCCGGACAGAAATTAAAAGTCAAGCAACATGGAGAGATTGCTCGTCTTGACGATATGAATAGGGTTGACGGTTCAAGCGAAAGAATGGCTCAGTTGTTAAAGGCTTATGTCGAGGAATATGTCGGCTCAACTGACCAGCTTTTTAGGAATGCTACCAATAAAGGCGGAGGAAAGACGAAAGGCGAAGTTCAGATGGGTATGCAGGTAGCAGAAGGCCCGGCTCAAATGGAAGTCCTTAGATGGATGAACACACTCAAGAAAGTTTACACAATGGTATTCAAGCTAATGGCTGAACGTTTAGGCGACAGCATTATAATTAAAGGCACAGAGGTAACACGAGAAGATTTTAATTTTGACGCAATAATCATTCCCAATGGTTCGATAGATTTGACAGACCAGAACATCAGAATCGGCAAGGCAGTCAACCATCTTAATTTCGTAACACAAGGCCCACCTGACATCGTAGATTCAGAAGACAGATACAACGCTGCCTATGACTGGCTTGAGGCTGACGGTGTTCAAGACCCTGATAGGTATATTACAAGACCAGAGGTTATTGCGCAGAAACAACAGCAGGCTATGCAGAGAGAAGACCAGGTATTAGCTCAACAGGAACAGATGTTAGAAGGTGAAATAAGACAGAAGAAGGCTCAAGCGGCAATGAGCGGGCAAACAATGGAGGCAAATGGACGAGCAAACACAGCGCAATCTGGAAAGGCTTAAAGAGCTATCACGTTTAATTGACGCAGGTGAACAGGTCAGGCAGATGACTGATACTGATGGCTGGAAATTGCACATTGAGCCATTACTTAACAAAATGATAACCGATGTTATGGGCGGATTAGAGAACGGACGCTGGCACAATGGTTCACTTGACGCGGTGGAACTTGGTGAAGAGAAAGCAAAAGAGTTGATAGCCTATAAAAGAGCATTAACAGATTTGCATAAATACATATATCAGTATATAGACCCATTGTCTCTTTTAACAGAAGAGTATAACAAGATAGTTAAAGACGAACAGACTGAACGAAATGAGAAGGAGGTTGAAACGGGTTATGGCACAATTTCCTAAACGCGGATTAAAGTTTGAATATGTTCGCAGTAGGCTTAAAAGATATGATAGTATTAATCGCTTCGGTGATACCAAAATAAAAGACTCTATGATAAACCAAGTAAGAATACACGAAGGCGATGGTGCGGCGAGTGAGTTAGAAAAAGAGTTCAATTCCAATCCCACCTGTTGGGGGCACTCAATGCCAGGATATGGCAATAAGCAAATAGGTTGGGGTAAAGGTAAAAAGTTAGGTGATGGTAAATGGGTTCGTAAAGAAGGTAAATGGGAACAGGTTCTGGGTTAACTCTAAACCCTGTAAAGTTCTGCGTAAGCTTAAACGCTGAAGGATAATTATGTCAATAACAAGAGGTTGGTGCGAAAAGTGCGGTAGAGGAATTGATGGAATGATGGGCGGTATCTGCCCTGAATGCGTCTCAAGAGGCGAAGGCAATCCGGGTATTTTAAAAGAGCCTAAGCAGGTTGAGAAAGAGAAACTTGAAAGAGCAAGGGCGATGAAGCTGATTAGTAAATCAACAGTAAGGCCTTATAAGTCAAACGAAGATGTTAAGCGTGAGGCTGTGGCTGAGGCAGAGGCTAATATTATTGCTAAGATTATGAGTGGTGAGATTAAAATACCTGTGGCTAAAAAAGAAATTAAAGAAACAAAATAATTCTGGGTTAATTTAACCCTGATTGGTTCTGGGAACCTAAACCCTGTAAGGAGAAATATGGACGAAAATGAAAAACTCGCTCAGCAAATGACAGAAGAGCGCGGCAGTTTCGGAGAACCTGCTGAAGAAACAAAACCCGAGAATGGCGTTAAAGAGGAGACATCGCCAACTCCTGAAACCGAGGCTTCTGATATTAAAGAAACACCTGAAGTCGCGGAGGTGACTGAAGAAAAAGCAACAGAGGAAGTAAAAGAAGAAGCAACGAAACTGGAAGAAACTGTTGAAAGCGATGACAATGATAACGAGGAAAGCGAAACAGAAGAAGAGCCAGAGAAAGATGACGCTAATAAAGAATTGACTAAGAAGTCAGGCGTTCAAAAAAGGATTGACAAGTTAGTCGCTCAAGTTCATCAGTTACAAGACCAGCTTAAAAGTAAAGAACCAGAGGCAAGTAAAGAGCGTGTATACAACGAAGAGGAATTGTCAAAGGCAGAGCGTAAGGCGATTGAAGACGGTGATATGTCTTTACTTTCTGAAGTCTTTAAGGAACGGCAGAAGAATGAACGCCGGGAACTTATTAAGATGTATCAGCAAGAAAAAGACGCACAACTCCAAGCTGTTACGCAAAAACAGCGGGAATGGAACGCAATTACTGAGCGTTATGCTAATGATGACGACCCTGCACTTGATATACGCAAACAAACTTCTGACCTTTATAAACTGGCAAAATCATTTTATGAAGACCCTGAACTTAAAGGTGAATATGCAGGGAATAATGGAATGATGAGGGCTGTGGCTGATGCTTATCTTGAAGTGATTAAGGCAAGGAACAAAAAGAAAGTTCCCGCTGATGCCAAGAAAGCTGAACGTAAACTTGGGAAAGAGAAACTGAAAAACTCTCTTGCTATACCTTCCGGTGAAAAAGCCGTTAAGGTTAAAGAGAGCAAATCAGAAGACTCTTTCGCAGATTACATCAAAGAGCGTGAAGCTGAACGGCAAAAGAAAATGGGAACTTAATTCAACAATAGGGGAAACAAATGAGTCAACAGTTATTCGCCGTCTCAAGTTTAGGTGGTTATTTAACAAATGACCAGCTAAGCAAACAGATTAGGCACAGGGCACAACCCCTGATGAAATTTCGTTAACAAAATGGCGAAATTAAAAGAAAGCTATATGCTGGAACATCCTAAAACTACCTTTTACTACCAAAGTAAAAATAAAGGAGATGTAACAATGGACAATCAGCAGGAAACGTTGAAACTAAGTTGGCTGGCAGGAATGATTGAAGGGGATGGATTTATTTCCGTAACAATTTCAAAAAGTAAATTAGCACGGAGTGGATTTAACCCCAAGGCAATTGTTGGAGTAACAAACCAAGACATGATAATCATAAACGAAGTAGACAACATATTCAGGTCAATAGGTGTTGTTGCTTATATTCACGAAAATGAAACACCAAAAGGTGTACCGATATCGACAATTTCTACTTCAAAAATGTCTGGAGTAAAAAAAGTTATTGATTCTATCTACCCATATTTAGTGGGTGAAAAGAAAGCCAGAGCAGATATGGTTATTAAGTTTGTTAATCGAAGACTTAATAAGAAATATTCTAACTTAGACGAAGAGGATATTGAATCTTTACGGGAAATGAATTTAAAATTTGTTAACCGTAAAAATAAATTATCTGATTCATCACGACTCCTCAGAGACTGTACGCTTTCAGGTGAAAAACCTATGATACAGTCCGAACTTACTGGAGACAGTAAGAACATGGCAGAAATGTCCATGTCGGCTAATTAAGTTTAGTCGGTAACAGATTGCAATTTGTCAGACCAGAACCAGCCGCTGGAAAGTCCCGCGGTTCAAAGGTTTACTTTGACAAGATTTCTAACATTTCAACAGCAGGTGGAACTCTTACGGAAACGGATACTATTCCGAAGAGAAATTTTACGATTACACAAGGTAGTTTGACACTTGCAGAGTGGGGCAATTCAATTCCTTATACTCTCAAGCTTCAGACCCTTGCAGACATAACCGTTCCGGAAAACATTAAAGTTGTTCTTAGAAATGATATGGCGAAGGTTTTGGATTCAGCAGCCGCAGCGCAGTTTAAGACATCAGATATTAAAGCGACAATCGTGAATACAGCTACCACATCTTTTAGTTACGCAGGCGTAGCAGGTTGGACAGCAGCCGCTTCATTATCAGACAAGAACGTTAGAGATATTATTGATAACATGAAAAAACTACTTATTCCCGCATATGACGGTGATAATTATGTAGCTATTCATTCTACCAATTCTATCCGCGGCTTGTATGATTTCTTTGAAAGCAAAGCGGTTCAGACCACAATGAAACCGTTGTTTACGGGTGAAGTTGGAACATACTACAAATGTCGCCACATTGAGGAAACTAACGTATTGGTTAATACGATAGGTTCTTCTTCAGTATACGGCGAAGCAATTTTCTTTGGTGATGACTCAGTCCGTGAAGGAATAGCTATACCTGAAGAAATCAGGATAGACATTCCTAAAGACTTCGGCAGAGACCAGGGCATCGCGTGGTATGGCTTAATGGGCTTCCAGATTGTTTGGGATTACTCAGGTGACGGCGAAGGCCGAATCATTCACGTTACATCCCTATAAGGAGGGCATATGAGTAGAACATATTCAGACCCAACTTATGGGTCACGTCAAACGTTAATAGTAGCAGGTAATGTCGGACTACACACAGCAGCAGCACTTGCCAACGCTCTTTCTTTAAGAGTTATGTATCCTTGTAAGGTAACTACTTGCGCACTTACTTTCCCAGGCGGTTTAGCAGGGGATTTAGGTACAAGCACGCAATGTACAATTAACAGGTCTACAGATTCAGGTACAGGGCTGATAGCATTCGGCACTGCTGATTTCTGGTCAGAACTTGCTACTTGCACATTCGCAGGCGGTGAGGTAATAGATTACACTATTACTGAAACCTCTTTCAATGCGGGAGATGATATCATTATCGCTATTGAAGGAACTGTCGGTGAAGTGTTTACAAGCGTTAACTTTGCATTTGAAGCCATTGAGATTTTCCAACAGGCAGACAGCTGATTTTTCGCTGGGGGTTAAAATCCCCAGCTTGTATTCTTAATATTATGATAGATTTAAAAAAGTGCTGTAAGTGTAAAATAGAAAAAGGGAAGAATAAAACAAATTTTCGTTTTCGTAATGAGAAGGGTAGAGAAGATGAATTTAGGTGTGTTTGTAGAGATTGTGAAAAAAAAGATTGGAAATTATGGTATCTAAAAAATAAACAATATAGAAAAGAATATAAAAATCAAGAATGGTATAGAGAATATAGTAGATTATATGCTAAAAAATATATGTTATCTCACAAAAAAGAACGTTCTTTTTTGCAAAGACAAAGAGTTATTAGAAAGTTATTAAATGGTGGTAAATTTTCATTTAAAGAATGGGGAGAATTAAAACGTGAGTATAATTATACCTGTCTTAGTTGTGGTAAAAAAGAGCCAGAGATTAAATTGACAATGGACCACATAAAACCATTAAAGTGGGGAGGAAAGAACGAAAAATCTAATATACAACCATTATGTAAATATTGTAATTCAATAAAACATTTGTCCACTATTGATTATAGGGGGAACCAATGATTGATTTGTTTAGACCGTATGTTCCTAAAGAGGCTATAGATGGGGTTGTAGAAACATTATCTGGTCGTTGGATTGGTCAGGCTCACAAGGTCGACCTATTCGAGAAAGAGTTTGAAAACAAGTTCGGTGTCAATCACGCAGTATCTCTTAACTCAGGAACTTCTGCCTTAGAGACTGCTTACGATTTAATCGGGCTTAAAGAAGGTGATGAGGTAATCTCCACTCCCCTCACCTGCACAGCGACCAACCTTCCGCTGTTAGACAGAGGGGTAAAGATAGTCTGGGCAGACATTCTTGAGGATAGTCTTACTCTAGATTTTAACAGTGTATTATCTAAGATTACAGACAAAACCAAAGCCATAGTTAATGTTCATCTTGGAGGGATAGAATCAGATATCTGGCATACATCTATCCCCGTAGTAGCAGATGCTTGCCAGGCTCTGGGAGTCTTCAACGGGGATTACACTTGTTGCTCATTCCAAGCTATCAAACACATAACGACAGGAGATGGCGGAATGTTAATCTGCCCGAATGAAATTGAATACAAGAAAGCAAAACTCCTTCGTTGGTTCGGGATAGATAGAGAGAAAAAAATTAAGAACAATTGGCAAGCTTATACCCAGCGTCAGATGACGTTCGATATAGAGATACTAGGATATAAGCGTCAGATGACAGACATAGCCGCGGCGATGGGTTTAGGTGGATTAAAAGTCTATGATAAGATTATCGAACACAGAAAGAATCTATTCAGTATTTATAAAGACAATCTTAAAGACTTAGACGGAATCAAGATAGTAGATGGGAAGAATAACACCTGTTGGCTCTGCACTGTCCTCGTAGAGAGAAGAGATGACTTCGCTAAGATGTTATTTGAGAGCAATATAGATACGAATTTAGTTCAGGTTAGAAACGACTTATTTAAAATCTTTGGTGGAGTTCGTACGGAACTTCCGGTAATGAACAAAGTGGAAAGTAAATATATTAGCTTGCCGATTGGTATGCACATAACTGAAGTAGATGTAAATTATATCTGTTCAGTAATTAAGAGTGGGTGGTAATGAAATTTGCCTTAGTTCACTTAGGTAATGAAGAGAGCTACGGTCTTCTATACGCTGGTTCAGAATTTAAGAAACACGGTGAGATAAGATTCTTCGATGGCGAGATGACTGACTGTGTTCCTGATATAATTAAATACAGTCCGACCTATTTATGTTTCTCTCCTATGACCACTTTCTACCCTCAAGCTAAAAGACTAGAGGATATGATTAAACAACATATAGATACCATTTCAATATACGGTGGACATCACGCTACGAACTCAGGGAAAGAACTTGGAGACATAACAGTAGTAGGTGCGGTTAAAGACATAGATTTGAATAGCAGGGGTATTGTGTTCAATGGACAGACGAAACCGGAACATTTAAAATCTCCCGCGCGTCAAGAATACTTTAGGGACATTCCCCGTATGAAGGAGAGATACCGTAAGGTCATTCTCTCTGTTACGGGTTGCCCTTTCACCTGCACCTACTGCTCTTCATCAAGTGAGGTTACGAGGAAACTCTACGGTCAGACTACCTGTCATTTAAAACACAGGGATATAGACGATATTATAAAAGAAGCCAAATTTATCAAATCCGACACTCAAGAGATTGAATGGGTAGATGATGATGTTTTATTCGGAGACCAGGACTGGCTTATGGAGTTTTTCAGTAGATGGATTAAAGAGATAGGGCTCCCGATGTATGTCTCTACGACTTCATTAAGTGCATTAAAAGCTAAACCTAAACTCTTAAGACTTATGAGAAAGACTGTAAACTGTGTCGGGCTCGGAGTTCAAGCTTCGAATCCCGACTCTTTAAAACTTCTTGGAAGGTCTTGGGATAGTGTAGCGAAAATATGGGAAGCGTATAATAATTTAATTTCATTTGGTTTCAGAGTGAATATGCAATGTATCGTAGGTCTCCCAATAGAGAAGCCAGTAGAAGACGCCTTAGATACAATAGAAGCTATGAGAGCTATAGGGCCGGGGAGTGTCATTTCCTGTTACCCTCTCCAGATATACCCTAATACAAAGATGGAGGAATACTGTGCTAAACATGACTTTAATATCAACAGTGATTGCCTTGGTGACACTAATTCTGGTCTTCCTGCTATAGACTTTGGAGAGAAAATCAACAATCGTTTAAGAAACATCTGTAAGCTATCTACTATGGTTGTTAAATACAATATAGACCGACGTTGGTTAGAGTCAATGATTGATATAGAAATAGGAGAGTCAAGCCAGAGTTTATCTATGACACGTTACTATGAGTGCGTTAAAGACAGGCTTCCTGATAAAGCGGATAATATATTTGCTGACATAATTGGCTCAATGCACTTAAGACACTGATGAGAAAGTCATTTAAACAAATATTAGTATCTTTATGTAATAGTTGTCATGCAAAAACTAATTTTAATAGAGAATATTGGAAACAATATTTCTCACCCAAGGAGGTGATGACATATGAACGCTAATAAACGAGTTTTGATAAATCGTAATGGAGCGTTCGGTTAGCGATTGCATACATTTTTCGCACCTCCCTCGTCTTCTTAAAGACAACGGTTGGGATTATGTTGGAGTGATTACCGGCTATAAAGGTGAGAAAGTTCTATCTCACAACCCATTCGTTGACAAAATTCACTACTTTGAGTTCTCTGGTGTTGGAGTAGAACAACACTATTACGATTCAAGACTTAGAAACATTTCTTTAGAATACGATAGGATTATAAATCTCTTACATACTCTTGAAGTAGGAGCTCTTGCTTTAGAGAGTCAGAACGTTTACTTCCAACATCAGAAGATGCGTGACAGAATGGGTAATGATAGAAATTATTACGACATAGCAACTATCGCCGCGGGCTATCCCGACCTATGTGGGAAATACAAAGGCGAGATGTTCTTCACCAAGGAAGAGGTTAAGATAGTAGAAAATGACTTACTTCGTGAAGGAAGGTTTAAAGACAATTTCAGAGTGATGATAAATCTCTCCGGTTCTTCCGCTCATAAACACTTTATGTATGCAGAGGAAATAACTAACTGGATTCTAGATACTTATAAGGATTCGGTGGTCTTCTTAACAGGGGATAAGTCAGTCCAGGAGTTTGAGTTCGGTAAAGACAATCCGAGAATACGAAGTATAGTAGATAAGAAGAAGTTCCGTCAAGCGGCTCTTATGATGAAGTATATGCATTGCGCTATCGGAGCGGAATCAGGTATTATGTGCGTAGCTACGATGTGGGAGATACCTACAGTTCAACTAATGACAGCTACGACAATCAACAGTCATTGTAAGTATAACCCTAATGATTTAAGTCTACAGAGTCCGGCAAGGTGTTCTCCTTGTTATAAAGGCCCATACAATTATTACGGCTGTCCGAAGAAAGGTGAATATCCATTATGTGTTTATTTTGACGTAGAGAAGATTAAAGACCAAATTAAAAAAGCCTATGAAATGCGTTCAGCTTCCCAAAAGATTCTACCAGAAATGTCCGTTCTGTAATTCAGAACAGATAATGATGATGAGGGGACTCGTCCGTGATATGGAGGACTTTGAAGTCCACATCTCTCACGATAGAGGATACTCATTCTGTAATTGTAGGAATATCTTCTATACAGATTACAAGAATATAAATAAATCAGTTTACGATAAGTCTTACGGACAATGGTATGAGAAATCACAGGACATTAAACTGATTGCCAATAATGAGATTGAGAAGTTATATCCTAAACTTAACTTATTTAATCCTAAGACATTCTTTGAGATAGGCTCTATCCACGATTACGTCTTAGATTATATGAAAGAGAAAGGACTTGAGGTTAGCAGTCTTAATATCTGTGAGAGAGAGTCTAAACATCCTTTCGAAGTAGCAGACTTTGAGGAGTTCGTTCCAACTAAGAAATATGACATCGTATTCGCTTCTCATATCTTCGAACACTTTAAGAACCCCGGGAAGGAACTTGAGAAATGTAAATCAATGTTAACAGACAACGGACTTCTTTACATCTCTATGCCTGATACCTTCTTCGCTGACTTCGAAGGAGGAAGGGCGCAACAGTTCGACTGGGTAGTTAACGAACATTACATTCTGTGGAATATGGATAACTGGATAGAGTTCTGTGAGGAACACGGACTTAAGTGCATTCACTCCGAAAGAGGTCTTGACCTTCACAAACAGAAGAACGATAAGTGGTTTTGGAAACAGGATTTTAAAATCATATGTCAACAGATAAAAAAGTAGCAATAGTAGTATTACATTACGAGAATGACGCATTGACCAATCAGTGTGTTAATTCCATTTTGCAGACTACGGATAAAGAATGGGTTGACATTATAGTGGTAGATAATTGCTCTCCTAAACCATATCACAATAATGATGTTATAAATATCCGCACTAAAGAGAACAGAAATGTTAAAGGAATGAACTTTGGTTTTGAATACGCTCTTCGACAAAACAAATATGATTACATAGTAAACTTCGATAACGATATCATCTGCCTTGAAGGTTGGCTCCAGCCTTTAATAGATGTTATGGAACAGGATAAGACAATAGGCGTGTGCGGGGGGAAGCAATGGAATCCAGACCAAACCCAATTCAATTCAGTTGGTGCTGACTTAATGGGTATGCTCTATCGAAACCTTCCAGAAGATACTCGTTCAGTAGTATGGATACAAGGAAGTTTTCATATGTATCGCGCAGAGATGATGAGGAAGATTGGAGTTCACGATGAACGCTATGAAACGATTTGTTCCGATTGTGACTACTGTATTCACTCCATAGACCGTGGTTGGAAGGTTGTCTTCGTAGATAAGAGTAGTGTCATTCATATCGGGAATGCTTCCTATAAAGGTATTCCAGTAGATTCAGAAATAGATGACAAGGTTAACTTCACCCAGAAGTGGTTGGGGATTAAATTCTGTTCTCTTCTAAAGACTTTTAATTACGACGCTTCTCTAAGTCACAAGATACTCGTAGGTTACCAGATAGACGGACACAAGACATTATATGATATAAGCGTTTCTCCAACAAGAGAGTCTACCAAAGTAGCGAAGGAATACTTTAAGGAAAATATCATCGCAGTAGAGGTAGGGAGTTATCTCGGTAACAATGCAGAGAGTTTATTGAAAGAACTAAAGCTATCCGCACTCTATTTGGTAGACAACGATACAGACGGTGCTTTTTGTCAATGTAAAAGACGTTACGAGAAAGAACCAAGAGTCAAGATAGTAGAAAAATCATCACTTGAAGCTGTCAAACACTTTGTAGATGAAACAATAGACTTCGTTTACATAGACGCAGACCATTCATACGAAGCGGTCAAGGAAGATATTAAGGCTTGGTTGCCTAAACTTAAACCAGACGGTATTCTGGCAGGACACGATTACGCAGTTCCTCCGGAAAGAGATAAGGATACTTTTAATGTTATAGACGCAGTAAATGAAAGTTTTAGTAAAGATGTTTTACATATTGGTAAAGAGTATTTAGGAACAGCTGATTGGTGGGTATATAAAAAAGACTTATGAAAACTTGTATAATAATCCCAATGTATAATTTCAATGGCATGACCACAGAGTGTATAAACTTTGTCAAAAAGAACTCTGGAATAGACTGTAACATACTGGTTGTTGATGACGGTTCAGAACATAAGTTTGAAGATAACAGAGTTGATATATACAGACACGAAACTAACTTAGGGTTTACCCGTTCTGTAAATGATGCAATCAGTTTATGTGGTAATGCTTACGAATACATTATGTTACTTAATAACGATACCGAACCTTGTGAGAACTTCTTAAAGAATTTAGTAGATGTTATGGATAAAGACAAAGACATAGCAATAGCGAGTTCAGTCCGCAGAGTTCCAAAGAATGGTGAAGGGAGTTACGAACTCGAAGGCGCTGATTGGATAAGAGGGCATTTAAAATTAGGTTGGCAGAAAGGAAATGGAGTTGATTTCGTTACTTGGGTTCCATTCTGTTCGGTAATTCTTAGAACTAATATAATTCACGAACTCGGATTACTCGATAAGAGAATGAAGAACTATTGTTCAGATAATGACTACTGCGCGCGCGCGATACAGGCAGGGTATAAAGTGGCTCTTGTCCACGATTCAGAAGTCTTACATCATAGAGGAACGACAATCCTTTCAAACAAAGAAAAGCTGGGAACGTCATTAGGCGAAGATCAGAAGATATTTTTAGAGAAACTTAGCGGGTTCAGTTGGCAAACATTATTAACCAAAATGCCCTTAGACCACGAACAGAATACTTGGGGCGAAATAGCTTTCGAGGTGGTGAAGAGATGAAAAGAGTGCTTATTGTGAGGCTCGGGGCTCTGGGTGATTCCATAATAATTACACCGGCTCTTAAACGCCTTAAAGAAATTGGTTACTACGTTATACTTAACACATCAAGTCGAGGATTAGAAGTGTTAAAGAACAATCCAAACATTGATGAGTTCATACCGCACGATGAAAGTATACCACTTAGCAAAGTAGTTGAACATTGGGAAGAACTTAAAAAGAAAATACCACACGATTTGTTTATAAACTTCTCTGAAAGTATAGAGTGTAATATCGCACTACATCCACGTAATCCACTCTATATTTACCCTAAGTCTGAAAGACTGGCTAAGTGTAATGTGAATTATTATGACGCAACAGAGAAGTGGGCGAAGCTTGAAGGTTGTCAGAAAACACCGGAACTTTTCTTCACTCCCGAAGAAGAAGAGAGTGTTAAGAAATACTTGAAACCAGGTTATAACATCCTCTGGTGTCTTTCCGGTTCTGGCTCAAACAAAGCTTACCCTTGGACAGATTACGTTATGGGAGAGTGTATTAAGAATATGCCAGACGTTCATTTCATTACAGTAGGCAGTGAGAGATGCCAGATACTTGAAGATATAGTCGGTGATTTTCCTAAAGAGAACATTACACAGCTTGCGGGGAAGATACCTGTTAGGGAGAGTCTTTTACTTACGAAGTTAGTCGATTTAGTAATAAGCCCAGACACAGGCGTTCTACACGCCGCAGGGTGTTATGATACACCTAAAATCGGTCTATTAGGACATACTACTAAAGAGAACATAACGAAGTATTTTAAGAACGATTTCTCGATTGAATCCGGTGCGGAGTGCGCTCCCTGTATGAGATTGATTTACGAATACGAAGTCCAGTGTCCTTTAGACTGGGTGTCTAAAGCGGCATACTGTATGCACTGTATCGAACCATTAACATTATATGGACGAATAAAGAAAGTGAGGGAAGAATGCCAGAAACAGAAGTAAAAATAGACACTAAGGTTTATCCGCACGACTGCCCTATTTGCGGAATGTCTACGAACTATACTTACGGTATAGATGATGGAAGAGATAAGTCCGCCTGGTATCGGTGTAACTGCGGAGTAGTATTTCAAAGAGAGTTACCTAAACACGGTTGTTATAACGAGGAATATGTTAAAGGTTACGCAGATTTTAAAGACTGTGATTTAGTACAAACTCACGCTTCGAGAACTTATGCGCCTTTAATCGAAGAATTGACTTACGGTAGAAGGATGTTAGATGTCGGATTCAATCTTCCCCAGAATATGAACTACTTTAAAGACAGGGGTTGGTTAGCGCAAGGTATAGATATCAACCCGACATTTAAAGACAGTAAGAATATATTTGTAGGAGATTTTGAGAAGTATGAAAAACTTCACCCTGAATACTCTCTGATTTGGATGTCGCACGTTTTAGAACACTTTGAAAATCCTCTCTATGTTTTACAGAAAGCAAAAGATTTACTGGTTGAAGACGGAGTGCTTTACATCTCAACTCCCGATATAGACTTTATGAATAAGACTGGTGTATCCGGTTGGTTACATTGGAACAAGAATGAGCACTATGTAATGTGGTCATTAGAGGCTTTAGTAAGAGAATTAGAACGCCTTGGATTTAAGATAATAATGAAGAGGCGTAATTTCAGCGCACGGTATACTGCATTTTATGATTTGCAGATATTAGCGCAGAAACTTTACTTTTAAGGAGAGATATGGCAGCGAAAACATTTACCCATGCATCGGCAACAGATTCTGATAGGTATTACATTGACAGGTTTGGAGAAACTCATACGATTACACAAAACCAGACCTTTACTCTTGATTTGTCTGACCTTGGAACGACAGGGTTATATGACGGAAGTGTTACAACTTCAGAAATGACTTGCGAGGATGGAACAAAAATTAACCTTGAAGGTGACAAAACGTATACAGGATTTATCGCTGGTGATGCCGCGCTTGTTGGAACAGGTGGAGAGATTTGCATAGTTGAGGAAGGCAATCACCGGAGGCATTGGAAAATACGTTCTATGAATATTGATGACGCTGACAGTCCCTCAACCTGTGAATGTGTATTAGAAGCAGTTGACGACCCAATGACTATCTTAAGTTGGGCAGGTATTACAGTAGCATAAGGAGGAAATATGGCAAATTATGCAGTTACAGATACGGTAGCAACTTATAACACAGTAACGGAAGCGGCTGCGGCATTAGAAACGGCGGTAGAAACCTTGGATTCAACTAACAACCCAATAGTTCTTTCACAAATTATTCCGACTAAAGACGGAAAATTTACTTTAGTTTTGGTGGCTTAGTATGGCTGACCCAGTTAGGATAGTATTTGGAAAAGACAACGAAGGAGTCCAGGCCCAAGGCGACGCCTCTGGCAACCTTCGTGTTCGTGATGGTTATATAGACCAAGATAATCAAGTCTATGAAGACAGTTCTTTCGTAACAGGGGACAGTCCAGTTGTCCACGATTTCTATGGTGATACGGGAAGGTATGCCGAAGACGGATATTTGGCTTGCGATGGCGCAGGAAATATATCTGTCCAGATTTCAAGAGAAGGATTAAGTTACGGAGATGCGTTTACTGTAAAGAAAGGCGAGATTGTAATTCTTAAAGGAATGAAGATAAGTAAGATAAAAATTACTTGGATTGCAGATAGTAGTTATCGTATAAATTTACTCTAGGATTGTAAAAATGGAACTAAGACAAAACGCAGGAATATTATTGTTGGATTATGTGCCGTATGTGGGTGCAACAACTTCTCTCAACCTCGGTTCTCAAAACTTTATCACTACCGGCACTCTCGGAGCAGGGGTATCAACGTTATCAAGCGTAATTACTCCCACTATAAACGATACCGCCACGCAAAATCTTACATTGTTTGGCACAACACAAGTCGGAAATACCACAGATGGTAAGTCTTTGTATATCTATAGAAAAGCGGCGGAGGGGGATAACTATTTACAGTTCTATATAGACCAATATCGTTTTTCCCAGATAAAATCTTCAGGAGGCTTAAATATTAGTGCGACAGGAGATTTAAAGTTTTTAGCTTCAGGTGATAATGCTTGCTACACTTACAATTTTAAAGTTGGTCAATATTCAAATGCGAATATGTTTTTTAAGCACTACGGTCGACTTACGTCTACTGGAGCGGATGACAATATTCAATGGCAACTTGAAGCAGGCGGAGATTTTGCACTAACAAGAGCCGATGCCAATGTTTCAAAATTCAGAATAGATATGCCCGTAGACTTAGGTTCTAATATTCTCGGAGCAGGGGCGATAACCGGAACATCATTAACCGATACAAGTCTAACTATAACACGCATCCCATATGTTTCAACTGGAGGACTTTTAACTGATACTTCAAAATTAGTTTGGGATAATACTAATCAAAGATTAGACATAATTTTAAACACAGGTGCAAATCCAACTCATTTAGTAGGTACTGCTTTAGGAATAGTTGGTGCAGACAATGCAATGGTTCGTGTTGGAATGTCAAGTTATGGTATCGCTGGCATGGGTGCATTTGCACAACGACACGCAAGAGGAACTTTAGACGGAGGGTTAAGTGCAATACAAGATACAGATACTATATTCAGTCTTGAAGGTTGGGGATATGGAGCAACAGGTTATTCTGCTTCTCCTCGTGCAATGATTAGAGGTTATGCAGGAGAAACTTGGACAGATTCAAGCCAAGCTTCTTATCTATCATTCTGGACAACACCTTCGACTGTAATAGTTCCAGTTAGACAATGGACAATTACAAAAGACGGTCATTTATATTCAGGACTTACTGGTAATCTTGCTAATGATATAATAACATCAGGTAAACTACAATTTAATGCCTCAACCGAATATCTAAATTCTACCAACTCAGGTTATGTAGATTACCATGCCGCTACCCAACATAGATTTAACAATACAGTCAATCTTGGAGGTGCTACTAACTATATAAATATAGCTACAGATGGAGATATAACTTGGGGTGGAACGAGCAAAAAGAAACTTACCCTACGTCCTAACCTTATACAATCTCAGGCTAAAATAGCAGGTGTTCCTACAGAAGTGTATAGAGGTGTTAATGTAGGTTATTCAATGCCAATATGGTCTGACCCTGCCGCTGTAAATGAACAGTTATTTTTCAGAATGAGAATACCCCAAAGATGGGATGGAACAACTGACCCTCAGTTTGGAATGATGATTACTATTACAGGAACAGAGGACGTTGGGGATAAGTTTAAATTTGAACTCTCATGGCAGACTACTGTTTGCGGTGGAACTACTGTAATGGGAACTACGGATTCAGATTGCTACACAGAACAGACCATTATTATGGGCGGTGGAACAGCTTATACGGCTTATTGCGTATTCTTTACTCTAAATGCTGACGATGTTACAAATCCGATAATCGCAGGAGAAATGTTACAAGGTAGGGTAAGACGTGTCGCTGCTTCTGCTAATGAAGTTTCAAATGAAGTAGTGATTTGGGATTGGGTAAGTATATGGTGTGTGGATAAAGTTTATATTGATTGGTCAGTCGAGGCGAATAAAACTTAAGGAGGTCTAATGGTAGGTAAAGCATTGAAGGATATGTCAGTTACAGAATTAAAAGCTTTAGGCTATGATTTAATTGCACAGAGAGAAGACAATTTAAGACAGTTACAGGAAGTTAGTCAAGCAATAGCTTATCAATTAAGCAAACCAGTAGAAGCAACTAAGGAGTAAAATGGACGATAAAAAACTTATACAAATGTGTGAGGATATAGCCAGCATAAAGTCTGATATGCAACACTTTTTTGACCATATAAAAGAAGGTTCTAAGTGGAGAGTTGCTATCACCATATCTTGTATAGGTTTAATAGGAACAATAGTTACAGGAATAGTCAGGTTCTCTGTTATGGAATACAAAGTTTGCTCGATGACAACCGTACAAACTGAAATGAGAACGCAAATTTATGACTTAAATTATGTAAGAGGTAAAGCAGAGGGGTTAGCGGAAAAAGAGGGCAAGGTATCAGTTAAATGAAAGAAGCAAAAGAACGGATTGAAAAGTTAGAAAAAAGAATAAGGGAGTTGGCTGAACAAAACCGAAAGGAATTGACAGATATAGCCAACGATTTAATTATTATAAAGGCAGAGTTAAGAGATAGGAGGTAACTATGGGTATATTAGTAGCTTGGTTTATTGGTTTCGTAATGGGTATGGCAGCAATGTGGTTCTTAATTAAAAAGGGTCAGGTATCGCAACCTAAATAGGAGTTATATGTGGATATTACTAGGTAAATTCCTAGTGTCTAAAGTATCTGGTTGGATAGCTATTATACTATTAATCGCTGGAATTAGTTGGGCAGTTTATGTAACAGCTATTAGACCTCACACTAAACCAAACGCAACAACATCAGAGAAAGCTGAAACAATTATTCATAATAACTATAATTGTAAAGCTTTGATTGGTTGGGGTTGTAATGGATGTAATAAAAAATGATTACAATTTTAGTAATACTTTCAATAATAGCTGGTATCTTCGGAAGAATGTCTGGCTCTGGAATGAATAAACTATGGCGTAGATTAGGTGTGCCTGCCGTAACACTGATAGCCTTCGGACTTCTATGTGCGGTGCAAACGCAGTTCTGGTGGGCATACCTTATTATATTAGGACTGCATTATGTTGCACTTATGGGTTATTGGGATTGGATATAGGTTGACAAATATTATATATATGCTATACTTTTACAATGAAAAATAAAACAAAAGAAAAAGGTATTACATATAATAATGGTTATAGATTTATTCGTTGCGAAAATCATCCAAGGTCTAACCCAAAAAGATTATCTAATTATATAGCTGAACATATTTTACTAATGGAAAAACATTTGGGGAGATATTTAAAAAAAGGAGAAGTAGTCCACCACGTAAACGGAATTAAAACTGATAATCATTTAGGTAATCTTAAATTGTTTAGTAACAGTGAGCATTCCTATTTACACGGAAACCCAAAATTAGATATAGTTAAATTTAGGATATATCCTAAGAAAATAAAAAGAATATGTAAAGGATGTAAAAAAGTTTTTTTATGCACTCAATACCTTGCCTATAAAAAGAAACAAAAATTTTGTTCAAGGTTATGTGTTGATGTCTATAAAAAAAATAATCCAATGTATAAAGGATTTTGGTATGGTAAAAAAAGAAGTGCTGAAACGAAAAGAAAAATAAGCCAAACTAATTTAGAAAGGTATAAAAATGGGAATAATAAATAAAGGCAAAGATAATTTATTTATGAGTGGATTTTTTGCTGGTTTGGCTTTCCTTCCAGCAATAGTACTCGGTATCGCTTGGTGGTTAATCATTATCAGAGCGATAGCCTTAGCAGTCATCTGGGGCTGTTTGAATGTCTACTTACCACAGAACGGTATATGGATATGGAGAAGGGATATAGTGGAAGAGTTTCTGCGGTATTTTAGTCTACCAATAACACTATGGATTATTTAATTCGTTTTCTTATAAACCTGTTTAAGAAAGACCGAACCCAAAAGCTCGGAATTGGTAGATACAAAAAGGGAAAGAAAAATGCTAATAACATTCAAGGAAATGCAAAGGAGAGTAGGAAGGCGTCTACAAAATACAGCAACTTCTACAACTAATGCTAACGATATACTGCCGAAGATAAAAGACTTCTGTAATGAGAGGTATCATAGGATACTTCGTTCTCATCCGTGGGAAGAGTGCCTTGGCGATACTACAATGACCATAGTCGCCTCTACCCGAGCATATGCTCTAGACAGAGATATAGACAAGATATGGTCGGTATTTGACCAAACTAACGGTCAATCCATCAAGATTATAGGCTCACAGGATTATGTCCGTTATCATGCTATAGACTTTGACCAAACAGGCAATGTGGTAGTGGGTGACCCTTCAAGGTTTTATCCGGTAGGAAAATATACAGTTAAGGCCGCAATAGCTTCTGTTGCTGAAAAGATAAAAGTAGTTTCTTCAAGCGCGTCAGATGTAACTCCATTATGTGTAAGGGTTAAGGGTTTAGTAAGCGGAGTTGAGGCTTCGGAGAATTTAACTCTAACAGGAACGTCGGCTGTAACATCATCAAACACTTATGACGCAAGCCAGAAGATTAGTGCAGTGATAGGAACTACTGACGGAACTGAGCCTGCCCCTGCTGGTGAAATAACTGTATCAGGTAACACAAGCACAACTGTATTTTCAAAGATTAACCGTGCAGAACAATCTACTCTTTACCAATGGATTGAGGTTAGTCCACTACCAAAGGCAAGCGGAACACAACCGACTTGGAGATTATTCTATACACGCAGAATACAACCACTTTATAATGATAATGATATACCTTTAATAGACTGCTGTAATGAAATTATTCAGGGAGCTTTCGTTGACTGCCTTAAAGAAGATGGACAAGATAATCTTGCGGCAATGGAAGAACAAAACTGGGTTGGTATGGTCAATGAGTTAATAGCAACACAGGATATACCTGGAAGGATAGAACAGTTTATGCCACAAGATACTGAATTGGTGCAAAGCTTGGACTATAATCGCGTATATGGTGGAGCTGAATAATGGCTAAAATAAACACTCTTAGTTTTGAACAAAAGATAGTTAATGGAATGTTTACAAGAGGTTCCGTTGACGCTATCCCTGATGACAAAGCTTCCATTCTTTACAACGTAGATACCTCTGTCCCGGGTAAAAGAAAGAAACGTCTTGGGGCGGTTACTGTTCTTGATGACTTAGGTGCTTCTCCGATTATCAAGATGGCTTACCTTAAAGCACCGTCAGTTGATGCTCGTATGTGCTTTATCTATGGACAGAGATTATATAAGTCTACAACTCCTCTTGAAGAAAGTGGTTCGTGGGTTGATATAGACTCTACAGACCATTTCACAGCAGATGTTAAAACTACTACTTTTGTTGTTTGCGGGGCTAAACTCTTTATGTCCAACGGAACAGATAACGTCTTTAGTTATGACGGAACATCTATTACAGATGAAGGAGATACTAATACCGACCCTCCTAAAGCTAAAGTCGGGGCTTATATTAAAAATAGATTGTGGCTTGCAAATACATCAACAAGTCCTGACTTCTGCTGGTTCTCTGATACCATAGCGCCTCAGACTTGGGATAGGACAACTAATGTCTTTAAGGTTTCGACTGGAGACGGCACGGATATTATGGCTATGGTTCCATATCAGGAGTCATCTTTAATCATACTGAAAGAGGATAGCATACACGAACTCTTGATTTCAGGTGATACTTCTGACTATTGGAATCTTAGACCGATAGATACCGTTCACGGTTGCATTGCTTATAACTGCGCTTTAGAGTATCAAGGGGTAATCTATTATCTTTCGAGAGACGGAGTTCGGACTTATCCTATGGCTGACGCTATGCAACTTCCTTTGTCTTGGGAGATAGATGATTACGTGGCGACGATAAATTGGGATTATGCTACTAACGCCCAGATGATAGTGCATAACAATAAACTCTATGTAGCCGTGCCTACGGGAACTTCGACTTATAATGATTCGGTAATGGTTTATGACTTTACTTCTAAAGGCTGGTCAATCATTACGGGCTGGAACGTCGGTTGTTGGGGGATATACGTTGAAAAGACCGCAGGGAATACTTCCGCAGAGGAAGAAGTTTTGATGTATGGAGATTCGAATGACGGAACAGTTAAGAAGTGTTTTAAGTCAACTCAATTTAATGACAACGCAACCGCTATCAACTATCAGGAAGAAACTAAGAAACTAAACTTTGGCTATGCTTTTAAAAAGATAGGTGATTATCTTGAAGTTGTTGTAGACTCAAGCACGGGTAACACCGTAACAGTTTCATCATCAGTAGACGGTGCGGCTTACGCTTCTTTAGGAACTTGCACAGCAACCACTAAGTTTAACCTTAAAGGTTTAGGTAGATTTGATAATATTAAGTTTAAATTACAAAATGACGCTACTTCTACTGAGCAGTTGATAATGAGTAAGTTAACTGCAACCGCAAGGCCTTGTGCGTATAGAAGGGAATAATGGCTCTATTTTCAACATTAACTGATAATTTCAATGATAATTCGTTAAACGAAACAAAATGGCAATATTATATTGATAGTAATTGTTATTTTGCTGAAGTCAATAGTGAATGGGAGTTAACTTCTGCTTTGGCAGGAGGCTATATCTTACCATATTCCCAAACTACTTATGACTTAACAGGTTCACAGGTAACAATAGAAGTAGTAGACGCTGGTAACCAATCATTAGCTTCGTGGTATTTAAAGCCAATAGAATTAGCTGATGATGTAGCATTTAACACCAATATAATACTTTGGAAAATAGCAGGAAATGTTATTACTGCCGAAGACGGAACTAACGGAATTAATTATACAGAAACCTATGATTCTAATATTTTTAAATATCTTAGAATTAGAGAAAGCGAAGGGTTAATTTATTGGGACTATTCTCCAAATGGAACAAGTTGGACTAATGCTGTTTCAGTTGCCAACCCTTCAAGTGTAACTGCTAAATATGTTGCTGTGGAAGGATATTCATCAACGGAAAGTTCTACTACTATAGGAAAAGTTGACAATTTCAATATATTACCTACTAATCCAACACAAACTGTTACTGCTCCCTATAATTTAATTTTTGGTGAAAAGTATGACCCGATATTACTCAATGCTATTATAGGAAATATTATCGTAAGTGGTATATCAGGATTTCACATTTTATCAGAAACAATCACTGGCTCGAACATTGCTTCAGGAACAGTTACTGGTGATAGGATTTCCGCCGCAACAATATCTGGTCAGAATATTATGGCAGACGCTATCGGTGCAAGCCATATCGCTTCAAATACAATTTCCGCTGACGATATTCAAACAGACGCTATTACTTCAACAAAAATTTTAGCAGGTTCCATAACAGCTGACAAAATTCTTGCTGGCGCGGTAACGGCTTCTAAAATATCAGTTAGTTCATTAGATGCAATATCTGCTTCACTCGGAGAGGTTACGTCAGGTTTAGTTACGGCTGCAACTGTAAGAACTTCCGCAAGTCCATCAGTAAGCAGAGTAATAATGGACGGTTCAGGACTACGAGGTTATGACTCTACTCTCGGTGCTACATTTAAACTACCAACAGACGGTTCTTCCCCTGTATTTGCAAATGGGATAATACAAAGTGCGACTATTATAGATACTACAATTATAAGTAATACATTCCAATCCTCTTCCGAACTTCCCTGGGTTGAAATATCGGACAGCGGTTTAGCTTATAGAGAGAGTGTACCTGGTGCCGTTTATGGTGACGGAACATTATATGGTGACGGAACTAAATACGGTGTTGGTGTATCTTGTTATTTTGGAAATTCAGCGAAACCAGTTTTATCTGTAGAAGCAGAGAGAAGTATTGCGGACATTCGTCTTTATAATCGCTCATCAGAGCCTTCTGGTGCAGCTGTAATTGGTGATTTAGCCGTAGTCAGCGGAACTCTACGCCTATGCACAACAGCGGGAACGCCGGGAACGTATAAAACAATGGCTACAACTGGATTAACAGGAACCAAAGTTTATTATGTCTCCGACTCAAGTGGTGGAACGGTAGATAGAAAACTCACTTTTACAAATGGAATACTTACAGCGGAAACATAAGGAGGTATATGAAACGAACATTCAACTTTGCTAAAGGTAAAGAGTTTGAGATTAAAGATATTATCTTAAATGCCAATCTTCCTTTGTCTTGGACTTGGGATATTTGTAAATGTCCGAAGTGTAACGAAAGCATAAAACAAACAAAATCATACACGATAGATAAAATAGAAGTTCTTGAAGATAAAGACGGGAATATAATCAGTCTTGGTTTTACGAAAGAAATGATAGGTAATAGACCTTTGACTATGCGTTTACCAGATAAAGATTTTCACGCTGATAAAGATATGACCGATAGCATAACCGCTAAATCAAGTTATTTAAAGGAGAAGAAATAATGTATCCCAGAAATAGAAGGAAAGGTTTTTCATTTAAAACAATTTGTTCATTTTGTAAAAAAGAAATAAACCTTCCTGGATATAGATGGGTAAGGTCAACATACAAAATATTTTTCTGTTCTAAAAATTGTCAAAATAAACATCAAATAGGCAGGAAACATAAAAATTTTAGTCATCCTAAAGAAAAAAATCCAAATTACCGTGGAGGATTTTTTAAGGAATGTGAAATATGTAAAAAATTGTTTTGGGTTCTTCCACATAGGAAAAGTAACGCAAAATTTTGTAGTAAAAAATGTCAAGGTATAACAAAAAAAGGAGAATTAAACTGGAACTGGGTAAATGGTAAATCATTGGAGATTTATCCAACAGAATTTAATAAAAATCTAAAAGATAAAATAAGAAATAGAGATAATTGCCAATGTCAACTTTGTGGTGTTTCTCAAATGGAATATACAAGAAAATTTGCGGTTCACCATATTGACTATGATAAATGTAATTTAGAAGAAAATAATCTCACTACTGTTTGTAATATTTGTCATAATAAACTTAATCATAATAGAGAATTTTGGAAAAGATATTTTCAAAATAAAATATTAGAAAGAATAGGAGGATAATATGGCTTACCCAGTTTCTCTGGATACTTTTACGACTCTCGTGGACAATAGTGACGCTATTATTGCGGCTCATATGAATGATAGAGGAACAGCGATTGCTGCAACAGAAGTTAAGTTAGGCATAGACAGCTCTGCCGTAGCCACTTCTCACGACTATCTTTTAACTCATCTCCCTGCTCAAGCGGCCAACTGGGATGCCGGTGCAGTTGAGGTTAGAGCGCAGACTTTTGAAAGCGATATTGTTACTGGCACAGCACCGTTTACAATAGCCTCTACGACTGTAGTCGCCAACTTAAATGCTGAAATGGTAGGTGGAACGGCGTTAACAGGATTACAGACTAAGCTTACTAATTCAGCAGGACTTCTTGCCGCTCTCTCTGACGAAACAGGAACAGGGTTGGCTGTGTTTAATACTACACCTACTTTAGTTACTCCAGTATTAGGGGTGGCAACAGCGACATCAATAAACAAGGTAACTATCACAGCCCCAGCGGCTTCTGCTACGCTTACTATTGCTAATACAAAGACTTTAACCGTTACCGGAGACGCTACTATATCAGCTACGCCTTATACCCCTTCAGGAACAGATGTAGCTGTTGCAGATGGTGGAACAGGGGCGTCAACAGCGGCGGTAGGGTTGAATAATCTTCTCCCTTCACAGACAGGTAATGCGGGTAAAGTCTTAACTACTGATGCTAGTAACGCTTCATGGCAGACTGCAGGATTTGGAGCTTGGGCTACTGTAAATAATAACCAGGTTTACCAAGTGTCGACAGACGGGTTTGTTTTAGCTTATACACAAGTTGCTGGAATAATATATGGCTACACTGATTCATCCAATCCCCCAACTACATTAAGAGCCAATCAAGAAACAGCGAGTAGCAATCGTGCTCATATTATGTTTCCAGTAAGAAAAAACGATTATTATAAAACAACAGGAGCTGCAACAGTTTACTGGTTGCCAATGGGTGCATAATGTTAACTTTAGAAAACAAATTAGAAATCAAACGAATAGGAGATTACGGGGTTACAGAGGAAATCAAATCTTTGATAGCCAACTCCAGTCTTGACGAACCCTTTGACTGGATGAATTGTAAACATATAATCTCAGGGCATTATAACGATGAGCTGATAGGTATTGTAGTATACGGGGAGATAAAGACGAAGAAGGAAACCTTACCCCGTTTCTTACACGCTATACTCAGTCCGAAATATAAGAGAACGAAAAAAGCTCTCTATCTTATGATTCATTCAGAGAAAGAGATTAAGAAATTAGGCTATAAACAAATATTAGTCTTTCTCGGTAAAGACTTACCCAACAAAGAAATGAAAGAAAAATACGCTTTAGAGTTCGGATATAAACATTACGCAGATACCGGAGACGGTAAATTCTTTTACAAGAATATATAGGAGATAATTATGTGTGGAGGAGATACACCACAGGCACCTGAACAACCAAGCATAGCGGCAACATCAAAAGAGGCAATAGAAGCTCAAGTTAACGCAATGCCACAGATTTAC